CTCCGCCTCTCGCGCTGCCTTCGCTGCCTTGTTCGCCTCTGCCTTCGCCTCTCGTGCTGCCTTCGCTGCCGCCTCTCGTACCGCCTTCGCCTCTCGTGCTGCCTTCGCTGCCACCGCCTCCCGCGCCGCCTTCGCCTCTCGTGCAGTCTGCGCTGCCGCATCTCGTGCTACCTTGTTCGCCTCTGCCTTCGCCTCTCGTGCTACCTTGTTCGCCTCTGCCTTCGCCGCCTGCTCCGCCGCCACCTTGTTCGCAGCCCTCTTCGCTGCCGCCTTGTTTGCAGCCGCAGTCTCAGCCGTCTTCGCGTTCACGGCTGCAAAGAATCTTATCAGATTGGGGTCGGCGGTTCGGGCGAACCTCCCGACGAACCGGCCAAACCTCCCGGCGAGCGCCCTGCGGTTCGCAGCCTTTTTGTTGGCGGGTCTCTTATTAATATAACTATTGATTCCAGTAGGCGCGATATTATTAAATTTGTTCACTCCCATTATACCCACACGAGCCTTTTCCTTCATCTTAGCGTCAACCATCCCCCAAAATTCACCGAGTTGAGGGTCTTTATTCTTGTTACCGATGGCTCGGTTGGATGCTTGGTTTTTCCTGGTTGATTTCCCAGGCTTGAGGAGATACGACTCTGCGATATATTTTTTAACCAAGTCAGTCTTTTCACCCCACCGGTTACCAATCAAAGTTGTTATACTGTTGCTGGTCGCCGGAGTGCTAGTCTCTACGACGCTCTTAGGCTTGAGACGCCGTGCAGCGCTTGTCGCCCGCCCCGGTAGATCTAAAAAAAAAGATTTAAGAGAAGAAATTATTTTTACACTGACCTCCTTCCCCGACATCAGTTTCAGGCGCCGCACCTGTGTAATCAGCCCGCGTAATTTATTGATCAATGTCTTTGTGTTCGCCGTCACGGGAGCCTTGACATTGGTGGACGCCACGGGAGCCGGAGTCGCCGGAGTCGCCGGAGTCGCCGCCGCATTGACCGCCCTGACATTGGCCGCCGCCGCCGCCTTGACCGCCTGGACATACGCCTTACCGGCGGTGATGAAGACGTTTCTCTTACTGTTGATATTCTCCCCACTCCTCAAAGCAGCCACAAGATTCTTGATGGACGCACGAAGGGTCGCCTCCTGGCTCATCTTACAAGACGCACGGAAAAAAAGTCCCGTGCCCAAGAGGCATAAAGGGTCCGTTCCCTAGTACAGTAGAGAAGCACACATGGCGCTCAACATTGTCAAGCTCACTGACCTTCAGCTTTCTGACATCAAGTTTTCTGACGTTCGCAAGAATGCCAAGGGTGGCAAGGCTGTGTACCTGAACCACCGTGCGGGAGGCAAGCTGATGCTGAAGCTCCCGAGCCTGCGCGCCCCTTTCGGTCTGAGCACCTTTGCTGGTGACGACGGCAAGGTGACGAGCACGAGCCTCCCCCTGAGCGTCGACAACCCGCAGGCTGCAGCCAAGCTCGATGAGATTAACAAGGCTGTCCTGGACTTTGTCTTTGATCACTGCGAGGAGCTGATGGGCAAGAAGATGAGCCGCGAGACCCTCACTGAGATGTACAAGAGCCCCTTCAAGCCGGCAAACAAGGAGGGCTACGCACCCCTCCTGAACCTCAAGGTTATCACGGACCTCAACACTGGCGCCATCAAGACCGAGTCGTACGACAGCACGGGCACTGACGTTCCCCTGGACTCGCTGGAGAAGGGTCAGAACGTCACGACTCTTGTGGAGCTCAGCCAGATTTGGCGCACTCCTGCGGGTTTTGGCGCCACCTTTCGTGTTCACCAGGTGAAGTTTGCCGCGGCCAACAAGCTCCCGAGCCGTGCACTGGTCGAGGATGACGAGCAGAGCGTCCACACCGAAGAGTCCGAGGAGGACGAGTGACTATGCATGCGTGTGTAATTTAGAAAAAAATGTTTAACTAAACTAAGATGGAGAATTGGATGCGCACCAAGCGCTTCCAACTTAGCGTTGGGCCCCGAGGGAAGAGTGTATACCACAGAAGCCCCTCGGGTCGCAAGGTTGTCCGGAGTGTCCCGAATTCAGTAATGACTAAAAATAATGCAGTGCGTTTTTTGTCCACCCCCCGTTTGACGGTTCCCAAGTATGTACCTGGACCGAATCACCCTCTTGACTGTGCGGTCCTCAAGCACCTCTCGAATTTCAAGAAGATTGGTTCAGGGCGTCAGGGTGTCATCTACGCCGGGAATCGCCGCCCAACCTACGTCTATAACGAGTTGGCCATCAAGGTGGCACCTTTTGACCTTTCTGCGGAAATCCGCAAGGAGAAGCAGCCAGCTCAGGTTGAGTACGACATTCACTCGGCTGTTCAGCGCGTGTCGGCAGGCATCTTGACCGTCGTCAAGATTGTGCAATGCAAAGACTTTGTTCCATCGAGCGACCTCAACGTCATCCTCGGGAGTCGCAATCGCCTAGACAGGAGTCAGCAGGCTGTCATCTTTATGCGTCGGGCAAATGGCGGGACTCTGAGGGAGTGGCTGGCAAAGAACGCAGAGAAGACGACGGACGCGCAACTCATGGGCATTGTGACTCGCGTCCTCCGTACACTTTACAACATTATGAAAGAGTTTCCGGAATTCCGTCACAACGATTTGCATTTGGACAATATTTTGATGAACAACAACGAGCCTCTCATCGCCGACTTTGGTTGGTCTCGTATCAAAAAGAGGGGGACGAATCCTGCAGTAAACACGGCTCTCGAGAATGGCACTGCTGCACAGTACGGCATAGGACCCGACACAGAGTCCATCTACGACGCGTACCTCTTTCTGAACGAGATGCGCAAGTTTGTCGTCAAGGCTTCCAAGTTTCCCAAACCGCTTGCGTTTCCCAAGACACTTGCGTTTCTCAACAAGTGCATACCCGAGAAATATCGTGAATTTTCAGGAGTGTACACGAGCGAGGGGCGTCTCCGGTACCGTGCAGACGTCTCCGGCCTCCCGACTCTCCGGCAGATGCTCGGTGAGGCCAAGGTGAAGCTCTCACCGTCCCCTCCCAAGGTGCGCGGCGCCCTCTCCGCGCCGGCTCCCAAGTCTCGTGTCCCCTCACCCCCCAAGACGCGCGCGCTCTCGGCGTCCCCTCCCAAGACGCGCAACTTCCTCACCATGAGCCCTCGCTCATTCCTCAAGCTGTCGCCCAAGACCAAGGCGCGTGCGATAAGTGCACGCAAGGGGTCGAAGCGCCAGCTCGCCAATAACTCATCTGCGCACCCGAAGCGCCAACGCGCCAATAACTCAACTGCGCGCCGCATGCCGAGCCCTAAGCGCATCCCTTCCCCTCCCAGGGTGCGCATCAGCCCTCGGGTGCTCAGGTCGAACGCGTTCAATCGCTTGGTCGTCAGTCTCCTCAACATGAACAACTCCAAGCCGTATCAGAACCGGTGGAACGCCGCGCGTAACAAGGCGATGAACCAGCTCGCCTCTGGCAGGACGGTGCTTTAATTTTTTTTAGAAACGAATAGTACATATGAAGAACCTCATCAAGACTGGATTCGGCCTTGGTGTGGGTCTCATCGGCGCCCAGATGATTTTCCTTCTTCTGGGAGCGGTGTTTTTCTTTGCGGGTTTGATCCAGCGTGAAAAGGCGCGCAAGAATGGCGAGAGTCTCGTCTTTCCCTACGCGCTCATGATTCTGGGCATGATCTTTGGTCTTGGCCTAGGATTTGGCGTCATCGCCGATGGTCTCATGAACAACTTCTAAAGCCGGAATGCGGCAATGCCGAAAGCCAGCAGGAAGGTGTGCCACAGCGAGTCGACCGGGCGGAGGGCCGGGATGTACTGGACGAGCGCCGTGTTCCACAGGAAGCGGAGCAGGAACGTCCAGATGAACACGAAGATGGCAAAGGTGATGAGCGCTGTGATGCGCTCCTGAGTGTTCTGGGCCGTCAGAAGGGTGAGCATTTTATAATAACTCCATATAATAAGATGGACTCGACTCACAAGTACGCCATGCCCAAGTCGGGGTCTGAGCGCGAGTTTTCATGGGAACCATGGGGCTCTTCTGGCGTCATACACGACAACTGCTACGACTATGCATTTGGAAGTTTTAGTGCAAATCGTGTAGCAAAGAGCGTCCCTGGAAACAGGAGCGGTATGGGTGCAAACGGTCTCACGTTCACGACGTGTGACGGCATCGTGAAGCGCGTTCTTTCAGACAATCCAGGAACTGTTCGAAAAATGAAAAATCCAAATGCTCGCGCACCTCCTGGATTTTACAAGGTGATGTGTTTCGTAGCCCCAACGAATGATTTTGGTAATAGCACTGGCGATTTCCACTGGTATGTGCAAATGGGCAGCGTGAGGTACCGTACAGTCGTTGGCGATACTGTTGAAAAGGTGGCGAGGCTCTTTCACGTCAGGCCTGCCATTGTTCTTGCGGCGGCTCGGCGTTCATTGATTCCTAAATCAAATGCAGATGGTAAAATTGCAACAAACAATGCAAATGTCAAGAGGGTCACTCTGCGCACGCGTGGCACACCCATCGCGCCTGGCCGGATTATCCGCTTCCCCGTGAATTTGTGGTCTCACAAACAGGGTCACGCCTCTGGCCCCCTCATGATTGACGCCTCTGGAAAGACGATAGTCGACCCTCGGCGGTCAGATCGCAAATGGAAACCTGGATTCCATTATACGAAATTCTGTTCAGCGTATGCCGTGCGTCGTGGGGCTGTCCGCACTGGGAGAAACACCAACGGAACCGCCAACGCCAAGAGCGCGTAGGACCTCTCGAAGGTCTTCGTGTTCTTCAATATCAAAAAGTATATTCATTGCTGAATCTGCGTGAAGATCCAAGACTCGCATGTCGAGTCCAAACTCCGCCTGCATCCCCTGAACATTTGATGTCAAAATTTCAGAAGATTCATATACATCGTCCGCAACTCTCTGAATGGTGACAGTGACCCTATATGTAGGAAGGTCAAAGGGGACGCGACACATTGGACACGTGGGGTCGGCCCGACACGACCTCTTCCACCGGTCTATGCACCGCTGATGAAACTCGTGACCACACGGCAACTTGCGAGTGTTTCTAATCAACCCTGTGAAGCACACTGCACACTGGTTGTCCGCCCCATGCATGTGACACTTGTCCGAACCATCTTTAATTTTATTTTTACATTTGTGTCCAGAGAGTGTCAGCCCTGCACACCTCCCCTCCATACCACTCGACTACGTTTTAGTTCGGTCGCCGTGTGGCGCGTTGGACACGGGCGAGGTCCGCCTCGAGACTCCTGATGGCGTCACGGTACTTTTCACGGATGTTTTCCTCGACGTGCTTTTTAAAGACGACGATTGGGTCGGCGTCCTGTTCGGCCCGGCACGTTGGGCACTCGTCTGAAGTTTCAAACCAGGTGAATATGCACTTGGTATGAAACACGTGCTTGCATGAGAGGCGGCGCTGAACACCCCTGGAAATGTCATCAAGACACACGACACACGTCTTTGAAAGGTGTGCAGAGCACTTTCCCTCCTCTCCGCTTGCCAGATTTTTGCACTTGGTCCCACTTGTCGTCACCGACGAGCACCTCTGAGTATTCATTATTACGTAGAATACTTAATATTTTGTCGTGAATTTCCACAGGGGGCGCAAGGGCGTTGATGACGTACACCTTGCACGGCACCTTGAGCACAAGCTTCTTGTACAACTCGTCAAGCTCTTGAAGATATTGGAGCGTCACGTGCGTGTCGCCCGTCTGCCCTCGCACCTGGATCGAACGATGACACTCTTCTGGAGTTTTGGACAAGAATATATACAAGTCGGGTTGCCACGCGTGCTTTTCATAAAAATAATCATACGTTGCGTGATGTGACGCTAGTCCCCTTGCCAGCGCCCACTCCCAAAACACCCACCTCGAGCTCAAGAGGCTCCGCTCATACAGACCCGTCCCTTTGGGCTGGAGCGTCCTGAGAATCGCCATGTGGAGAGGGAATATTCCACTCTTGGGGTCTTGATAAAACTCTGCGAGGGGCCATTCGTCAATCGGTTCACGAAAGACGGAAAACCCCTTGGCCTCGAGAAGGCCCAGCTGGGTCGTCTTGCCCGAGCCAATGTTGCCATCGATGACAACCTTCATATTATTTTACACGTTTCAAAACCTTAAGAGTCCTTGCCAAAAGGTATGGGAGCCCCGCACGCTGCGTTCTTGTTGGGCAGCTGCAGACCCTCGACGCCGTACGTCTGCAGGTACATGCGGTACTTGTAGTTGTCCTCGTAGGCGATGCCGTTCTTCATCATAATGAAATCATTCGTCAGCTTGGACGAATCAAAGGATGTCAGGCAGCGGCCATCGCCCATGCCCAGACGTGTAGACATTTACTTTAGGTTTAGAGAAAAGTCTGGACACCCTTGGCCTGGAGCATAGGCGTCCACTCGTCAAACGAATACCCGAGTATCGTTCCAAAAGTATCCTTCTTTTCAGAAGGCGTGAGACGGACAGGGGGTCCGAGATGCTCGTTGAGCACCTTGTACGCCAGTGCAATCTCTTCGAGCTTCTGGGCGCCCGTGACGATAATCTTGCCCGTGCTGAAGATGCTGGCCGTCACGGACTTCATACCTGGAGACGGCTCAAACTTCACCTTGACGGCGCTGTACCTGTCCGGGTCGAAGGATACACGGAACATCTGATCCTTGCTAAATTCTTGAATCACCTTGTTCAAGTTGACTGAAGAATTCAATGAAAAGTTTGTGTTGATCATCTTGACTGAGAGAGTCTCAATGAGGTTCTTGGGAGAAATCTCCGACCCGAGCGCCCTGTTCACGAGAAAGCACACCTGACGGAGGATGCGGCGACAGTCTATGAGGTCGGCGCACCCCGCCACCTGGACAGACCCGTTGGGAAAAATCTTTATGCTTTTATTCGAGTACGGGTCTCTGTACCCGATGGTCACTTGGTTGTAAAATGTAGTCTTTTTCATAGACCACTCAAAGCCCTTGCCGGTTGAACCCTTGGGACGTACGCTCACGGGCTTGAATTTTTCCCGAAACGTCGCAAGGTCAATATCCTGACCAAATTTTGAAATCATTGTAATTGTCGTGACGCGGACCCATGATGAAGTTGGGAAGCGACTTTTGATTTCAGCGAGCGTCTGAATGTACTTGAACGTGTCGAGGTTTACCATTTTTACATGACTGGTCACTCGGTCCGACCCTTCTCCAAGTCACAAAACCTAATTTTTCCGGAGCAGGTGGCGGGTAATCTTGCTGACAACCTGGTCCTTTGTCAGCTTCTTCTCCCGGTCCTCCTCGTTGGGCAAGCGACGCACCAAGTTCTTCTTGGAACCCAGATACTTGATGAGCTTCTTAATCTCCTTGACGCGAGGAGGCTTGGGCTTGGGCTCCGGCTTCTTGGACTTGCGGCGCTTCTTGAGCTTGGGGACGGCGCTCGCCACCTTGAGCGCGTTATTGGCGCCGCCCAGCTGCAGGACGATCCGCACGTTCTTGGCGTTGGCACCAGCCGCAATCGCTGCATTCGGGTTGTTGCCTACAGTCTTGAGGATGTTGGCCGTCTTGACGATGTTGGAGGGACCGCCCGCATTCTCCACGAGGTTGATAGCCTTGTTGACGCCACCGACATTCTCCACGGCAGCCTGCTCCATAGGGGGGAGGTACGTCTCGAGAGGCTGCGGGGCAGGGGCAGGGGTCTGGCGGTAATTGTTCACCGGGAGCGCACGGGGAGGCGCGGGCGGGGGAGGCATGGGGATGATGCCCGGCTGGCGCATGTTCGGGGGAGGGGCGAACACGGGCGGAATGTTGCCGTAGCCACGGAGGCGCTGAGGCTCTGGCTCGTACCGAATCCGCTCGTTGCGCAGGAGCTGCTGCTGAGGGGGGAGGCCGCGAGAACGACGATTGTTGTTCTCACGACGGCGCAGACGCACGATGCGAGCCTGAGCGTTTCGGAGAGACAAGTTGATTCCCGTCAGACCGCGAGAAGCAGAGGCTAACCGCATGATGGTGTTCTCGTTAGACCGTATCTTATCCACACGGTTTCCGAGGCGGTTGATGTACCGCTTGAGACTGTTCTTGAAAGTTGAAGAACCCGGGAGGTTGTTACGGGTATTGCGCACGGCCGTGGCTATGCGCTGAAGACGCTGATAATCGATATTCTCACGAGAGATGCGATTCGCCTGTTCGTACATCTTCGTGCGCAGCGTCTTATCCAGGTTGTTCTGGAGAGTTCGGTTCAAGGTGGGAAACTGCCGAGACGTGCGCAGGACCAAGAGCTCCTCGAGCGGCGTCCGATCATTGAACTTGACGTTTGAAAGTTCCTTGAGGAGATTGATTGTCGGGCGACTCCTCAAACGAACGATGAGCTCAAGGGCCGCGTTTTTGGTGCCCGTCAACTCTACACGGCGCCGTATGAGGTTCTGGGTGGAGGCGGAGGCGGTTTTATCCTTGTAAAGTTCAGCGAGGGCCGCCTTGACAGCCTCGTCGGTCATTATACTATTCACCGAAGAATTTTTCGGAGTCTGCACTGAACGTCCGGGACCCAAAGAGGGGATCTCAGGAAATTTCAAATTTCCATTGTACCGACCCTGTGCGAGGCGCGTATTTGTCAATCGTGCTAGAATCACCTTGAGCTTTACCATATCCTCTTGAGATAGCTCGAGTCCCTTTAGGCTCTCATACGTGAAATTTTTATACCGATTGATGATAGTGCGATTGGCCACCTGTGCCGGGGTCAGGCTCAAAAGGTTCTTCACGCGCGCGTAGCGATTCTCAAGGTGGCGGCCATTCCCAAGGTGCTGTTTCAGTTCCTCCTTTGTAAATTTTTCAAAACCAGTCACGAGGTACTGGTGACCATCATTCATTCCCTTCGTTGAAGGTTCGACGACCGTTCCATAACGCGAGTCTATGACGGCAACACGCTTGGGTAACAGCCCCTTGATATCAATGCTTTTCGCGGCTGCAGCCACAACACCGGCGATTTCACGGAGTCGCCCCATCCCTGACCCCACGCTCCTCAGGGCGGCCATTGCTGCTGCCCTGGCCACCTTCTCAACAGCCTTTTTCAGCTGCTCAGTTTGACTCAGTCCAAAGGCGTCCAAAAGTTCTCTTTCAATCAAATTAAATTTACGTTCAAGCATCATCTTCTTGTACCGTTCCTTGTGGTCATTGACCGTCGCGGCGAGAAGCGCACCCATGCTCGGCTTGTTCGCGATTGGACCCTTGGGAGGATTCTTAAATTCCGCCATCACTAATTCAACCATTCTGTCATTTGCTTCGGGTACCGTAAGCGCCGGCAATTTGGCTGCCTCCATGCTATTAGAGCCTGCGAAAAAAAGGTTCCGTGTCCAAGAGTGACTTGGGGTCTGAGGGCAGAGTACGAAAAAATGCGTCTCCTGGCTCACCAACACGAGGGCGTCCAGTGGCTTCTCAAGCGTGAGCGCTCCCTGGACTATCCAGGCGGTTTCCTCTGCGATGAGATGGGCCTAGGCAAGACTGTCCAACTCATCGCAACTATGCTGCAAAATCCAGTCGAGCGAACCCTCGTCATTGTGCCAAAGTCAATCGTGACGCAGTGGGCGTCTGAGATTGCCAAGTTTGCACCGGGTCTGACCTACCACCTCTTTGACGGCGCCAAGCGTCGGATTGACCTCGAGGCTCGCGTGACGATCGCGCCGTACTCGGTCCTTCCTGAACGCAAGGGGTCTCCAAAGTGCCCACTTCTCGACATTCGGTGGGACCGCGTGATTCTGGACGAAGGGCACGAGATTCGCAACCCCAAGGCGAAGACGCACGTGACGTGCAAGGCTCTGAACGCTCGGGTTCGCTGGGTCGTCACTGGAACGCCCGTCTTCAACTCCATCAAGGATTTCGCTGCGCTCGGCGCCTTCCTGGGCATCCCCAAGAGTCACATCCAGTGTTACACTGATGACATTCGGGACAAGTATCTCATGCGGAGAACCAAGGATGACTGTCAGCGCTTCAGTCTCCCTCCGTGTGAGATTGAGTCGGTCGAGCTCGCCATGAATCCCAAGGAGGCTCAGTTGTACTTTGAGGTGTATACTCGGTCACAAGCGACGGTCGCCAACATCTTCGCGCAAGGCTCTGAGAATCACCATCAGATGGAGCTCATCGAGTGCCTCTTGCGCGTCCGTCAGGTGATGGCGTGGCCTCAGCTCTACATTGACGGCATGGCACGCAAGGATGGCCTGGACCCCGAGCCCTGGGTGCACGGCTCGGCCAAGATGGACTGGCTCGTAAACTCCATCAAATCTCACCCAGCTGAAAAAACCCTCATTTTTGCTCAATTTGTCGGTGAGATGGATGAGATTCACGAGCGGGTCCAAGCCGCGGGATTTCACGTTTTTCGAATCGACGGGTCGGTCGACACCGAGCACCGCGCCGAGAGAATATCAAAGTTCAAGTCTGCGACCGACCCGTGCGTTTTTTTGATACAGATCAAGGCTGGTGGCGTGGGTCTGAACCTCGCCGAGGCGACCCGCGTCTACATCACGACACCCGCATGGAACCCTGCGACGGAGCTCCAGGCGATTGCGCGCGCGCACAGAAACGGGCAGCTTCACAAGGTGCACGTCAAGAAGTTGGTCTACGCCGAGGCGGGCCCGGACCTCCCGAGCATCGAACAGTCCATCATGGACTTGCAGGGGCACAAGTCGGCGGTGTGTGCGGAGGTTCTCAACGACGAGCGCCTCAGGTCGCAGCTCCCCACCGCTCCCAAGAAGGGTGTGACGGCTCGAGCAGTACGCAAGATTTTCTCAGTGTAATATAAATGCACGACCAGACTATTGGTTCCCGCGCTCAGGTGCTGAACGGAACCGCTCACCACACCACGGGTGGCCTCGTCAAGAAGGACCTCAAGAAGAACCCCAAGACGGGTGAGATTGTCAGCAAGGCCAAGTCGGCGGCTGAGAAGAAGAACCCGTGGATCGTGGCTGTGGCCAAGGCGAAGAAGGAGCTCAAGATAAAGAAGGGTGATTTCGTGCTGCTCGAGAAGGGCTCCCCTCTGTACGAGAAGGCCAAGGAGCTCATGAAGTAGGCGGTTAGTCGTCGTCTAGGAGCAAGCGCCGAGGAACTGGAGACGTCCCAGGACTCGGCAGGGCCACCTCACCCTCGGCCCATATGCGCACCTGTGTCGCGCGGCACGTCAGACCGTACTTGTCATTGAAATGATATGAACCGGAGATTTCCATAATACACGACACGTCAGCACCCCTCATGCGTTCCGCCCCGTCAACAACGAGCGTCCCGTCAGACTTGAAAAAAAGAGTCGTATCGTCCACCTTGAGACGCATCTGACCACCCTTGAGGTTCGAACTGAACGGAACGTCAGAACACAACTTCTTCTCGAGGCTTTCGTACCAAGATACGAAAGCCTCGTCAGGAACGGACACTTGGAAAGACTTATACTCTTGGTTGACACCCCACGTGCATACACCCCTGGGAAGCTGAAACTTCAAGGGGGCGTCAGAGAGGGTGAATCGGGGGCGACCACGACCCGTCCCGGGCTCAATCGTGACGTCATCAATGGTTATTTCCGACCACTTTGGCATTCTATAATTAAAATGTCAATACCTTTTAAGTACGAAATGCCTCACATGCCCCGTGGTTATCGTCCGAGTGCGACGCGCGCACAGTCAAAGCTCTCCCCAGTCGGTGAGAACGGCTCGCCTCGCGCACTGGGCATGAACTACTCGCACAACAACATACTGGGTCTCATCGAGCATCGTCCTCAGAAGCGTTTCAACATTCGCACCTCCTCAAACGTACCAAACCTGGGAGTGCCGGCAAATCGTGCACCGCTCCAGAGCATCATCAACGATGCACGCCGCAAGTACGCCGCCGCCAAGACGAACGCGGCACGCGTCTCTATATATATGAAGTTCTACAAGAATCACACGACAGCCATGAACGCCCTCAAGCGCAAGCACCTTGCGAATATCCGGGAGCTCAATGCCCTCTTGTCAGGATCCGCAAATCGGTAGACCACGACTGCGTGGAAACCGTCGATTGAAAACACCCGCACTGAGCCGTCACTTCCAGCATGTGTTCATCTTCCGTGTCGTTGAACACGGTGAGCCCGGCAGTATGATAGTTCCTCTCGATGGGTCTTCGAATGACGTGAAATCCGGGAACTCTAAAGATGTGCAAAGACTTTGAAGCCACGTTGTACATGACACCGTCACTCATTTCAATAAGTAAAAATATATTTAAAATTCTAACAATTGAAAGTTTTTTTGGTAAAATTTTAAAAGATAATTGAACATCGATGGAAGGGTGCGACTCTTCAATTATCTTTCGAATCAGGTCGATCGGGAGCCGACTCCATATTTTTGATTCCATGACGTCTTAAACTTTTTAGTGTTTAACCAGAACACATCATACAAGACTCGGGGTTTTCACGCGAGCACGCCAGGGTCGCCGCCGCGACAGCCGCCGGGTCGAGCGTAAACTTGATGGGTTGCGCCTTGGCACGGGTCCGTAGATAATACATGCCCGTTTTGAGCCCCTTCTTCCACCCGTGCATGTGCATAGAGCTGAGTTTCGCCATGGATGGATTCTCCATGAAAATATTGAGACTCTGCGACTGGTCAACAAACGCACCACGGTCGGCGCTCATGTCGATGACGGACTTTTGTGAAATCTCCCATACGGTTCGATAGACCGCCTTGAGATTCAAGGGTATTCCTTCGATTTGTTGAATCGAGCCGTTTGCGGCGATGATGGCATCCTTGGCATCCTTTGACCACAGGCCAATCTTCTGCAAGTCCTTGACCAGGTGCCTATTAATCATCACAAACTCCCCAGCGAGCGTACGACGCAGGTACAGGTTGGTCGTGTACGGCTCGAACGCCTCGTTGTTGCCCATGATTTGCGCGGTCGAGGCGGTCGGCATCGGTGCGACAAGCAGGGAATTACGGAGACCGTGCGTCTTGATGTCCTCCTTGAGCGCGTCAAATGACGCATCTGGCTGGACGCCCCAGAGGTCAAACTGCAAAAGTCCCTGGGACGCAGGGGACCCGGCGAACGTCTCGTACGGTCCCTCCTCCTTGGCGAGCAGACACGACTCTTCGAGGGCGGCACGGTAGATATTCTCAAAGATGCTTCTGTTGAGGGTGCGCGCCTTGGGCTCGTCAAAGGACAATCCGAGCATCATGAAGACATCAGCCAGTCCCTGAACTCCGATGCCGATAGGACGGTGACGCATGTTGCTCCGGCGCGCCGGTTCGGTCTGGTAATAGTTCCGATCGATGACGCGATTCAGGTTTCGCGTGATGACCCGCGTGACGTCACGGAGTTTGTTCAAGTCAAAGGATCCCTCATTCACAAACGTCGGCAAGCACAGACTGGCCAGGTTGCACACGGCAGTCTCGTCGGGAGTGCTGACCTCCATAATTTCATGGCAGTTTCCGGTGATGACGCCGTTGAAGATGCCCATGTGGCGTTTGGGCTCATTGAAGCAGTAGGTTGCGTCCATGCGTCCATTGTCTTCGATCGACACGACGCGGACATAATGTCGGACATCACGCGTGACTGGGGTGAAATCACTGAGGTCAAGGCGACGCGTCACAAAACCTGCATTGATCAGGGTCTCAACCCCGAGTGCCGACACGACGAGCCGCCAGCACGTCTGTGTCTCAAACATCTTCTTACCACCCTTTCCATCCGGAAGTTCATGCTCACCCGCCTCTTGATGCAATCCTATGACTGAAGAAACGCCGAGTGTGTGAAGCATGAACTGAATGTCCCGAAGGAAATTCATGTGAATTGATGCAACCGAGATGCTCTTCTGACTAGGATTTCCAGGGCACCCCTGAGTGTGACCGTCTGCGTCACACAGTCCGGCGAACCAGTCGAGACGGGTTTTCACTGTACCCCGTAGAGGAACTTTGAATTTGTTGGGGAGATCATAGGGAAGCTGGACGTTCAGACGACCAGATGCATCTTCGTTACCAGACATCGTTCGAACCTCCAAGTGCTCTACGAGTTTCTTCTTTTCACCGTAGAGTGATACACCCGGGATTGTTTTGAAACCTGCGTATGTCGAGTGGTAGGTGCCGTCCCCACAGAAAAACCCGTGAGTATACGGATAACTGAAATCTTCTGCATCTTCGAATTCAACTGGATTTGGGGGAGTCCACTTGATGAGGCGGTCACCTGGAACAAGATTCGTGGTTGGCTTGATTTCCGTCTTGTTTCCATACCCGACTTGAAGATGAAACTTGTGATATTCGGTACACTCGAGGAAAGTGCCGTCACTGAAATTGACACGGACCAAACGACTCTTGTCGCTCGTTCTTGAGATGGCGACGGCGGACCACTCTTCACCGTTCCATACATCCACTACTTGCCCGACAAGATCTGATATTTTTTGGTATCCATTCTTCGTGAGAATCATCGTCTCAGGTGCGACGCACAAGTTGCTCGACTTGATGGTTCCTATGTTCTTCTGGTTGCTCTTCTCGTTGACTGAATCCTTGTAGCCCATATAGGGTGTGCCCGTCTCAATCTGGCTTCTCAGAATGGAGTCCCACACGGTCCGCGCCTTGACGCACTTTCTGAACCGCCCCTGTACCACGTACATTCTGTACAACTCGTTAAACTCTTCACCGTACACGTCCGGGAGTCCAGGGCACTCGTTCGGGCACATGAGGTGCCAATCCTCGTCCCTCTCCACCTTTTGCATGAAGAGGTTAGGAATCCAGAGCGCCGTGAACAGGTCACGACACCGAGCCTCTTCGTCACCCTGGTTGAGGCGCAAGTCGAGAAACTCCATGACGTCGGCGTGCCACGGCTCGAGGTAAAATGCAAACGACCCCTTGCGCTTCCCACCCCCTTGGTTGATATAGCGGGCAGTATTGTTGAATACGCGGAGCATCGGAACGATTCCATCCGACTTGCCGTTCGTCCCCTTGATGATTGAGCCGTTCGCCCGGATGTTGCTGCAATGGACTCCGATACCCCCTGACCACTTTGATATGTGTGCACACTCCTTGAGCGTCTCGAAAATTCCCTCGACCGAATCAGACTTCATTGCGACGAGAAAGCACGAACTCAACTGCGGGTGATTCGTCCCGGCATTGAAGAGCGTCGGCGTCGCGTGGGTGAAAAACTTTTGACTCATCAGGTCGTACGTCTCCTTGACGCGCTGAGAGTCGGGACCGTGAACACCGAGAGCGACACGCATGAACATGTACTGCGGCGTCTCACCTGTGAACAGGTAGCCCTTCTGAAGCGTCTTGAGTCCGAAAAATCCAAGGAGGTAATCACGCTCGTGGTCAATCCATGAATCCATTTCGAGTGACAAATTCTTCATAAACTCGTCACTCACGCACCCGGAGATGTGCAGGCCCAATGCACAGTCTGAAAAGCACTTGGGGCTGGTCTTGTGCATGTTGCTCGCAGTGAGTCGAGATGCGAGCGTCTCGTACTCTGGATTCTCAGACATGAGGTCTATGGCGACGTCTGCACTCAGAGAGTCGATTTCGCTCGTCTTGATGCCGTCATACATGTTTGAAAAAACCTTCTGAGCTACACGGTCGGGTTGGACATTGAGCCCCGTGCACAATTGGCGGATGCGAATAGTCACCTTGTCGAAAAGCATCTCAGCCTCTTGGCCATTCCTCTTGACGACTCTCATCTAGTCTGAGAGCCTCTTATTTTTTTATCAGGTGAGAGTAGATGGCGACCAAATATATACCGAGTCCCTTGACTGACGCCTTCTTTTCTCAATTTAATCGCGAGTCTATTCATCGCACGATCCAGAATGACATCAAGGGGAAGACTGGGTACGCCATAGACCGCCAGAATGACGCAGACCTTCAGGCTCTCATGAAGCGCGTCTACGTCAACATGGCCGCCGACCCCAACTCTGACGTCAAGGGTCAGCTCGACCGCATGAACGCAGCGGTGGTCCGTGAGGCGTCCGCCACCATCATGACGGGCGTGCTTCAGCACATGGTCTACCTGCGAGACATTTCCAGCAACCCCGTGCCCCTCGCCCCTCCCCAGAACACGAGCACGTACGGGAACAAGCTCCCCTACAACTTTAAGATTGGCTCATAGAAGAGATGCGTCCACTTGATGATATCCTCATTGGTTTTTTCATATTCTTCGCGATCGATCGCGCGGTGCGTCTCTTTAGCAATACAGTGGTGGCTGGCAATCTCAGGGCCAAAGGGGCTTCAAAGAACACCATTGAGAATTCCAAGCTGGCGGCCGAGGGTGTTATTCTCACGATTGGCGTCTTGGGTGTCTGGCGCTGGAGGCACTCGATTTCACGCTTAAACAGGTCATGACCTTTCACTATAAGATGATGAACCAGTATCGCGACGAGACGATGGAGATGTGCAAGTACAAGGGGTGGGACAAGGCGCCGGTCAGTACAGTCTGGCTCCTCTTCACGGAGGAGGTGGGCGAGCTCGCGTCAGCCATCAGGCAGTATCAGCGAGCCTATCGCAAGACGGGACTCAAAAAGGACAAGGGGACGGACGTGACGACTGAAATGGGTGACGTGTTTAGTTATCTATTCCAACTCGCATCAATGCTAAATGTAGACCTTGACGAGATGTGGTCTGTGCACAAGGAGAAGGTCCAGCACAAAGTTTACAAAAATAATATAAGCCTGTACTAAGAATGGCCACGGCCTGGATGATAAATGATGATATGAAAATCAACAACATCAACCCGTATGTCGCGTCGGGCACGTATGGAATTCCCACGGATGGTTCCAAGTGGCTCAGTGACGGTACATACTCGATTGAGATTGACGAGCGCGACACGGTCTACACCGACCCCAACCCTGCTCGTGACGACTTTAATCCGTTGGCCCTCATGCGTTCCGGACCCATGTACCTTAAAGAGGTTGCCGGAAAGCCTTCAGCTCCTTGGGGTGGTTTCCCTGCTCGCAAGTACGAGTACGACAACGGGTCGGTGACGTGGGTGCGTCCTGACATTGCCATGGGGCGCCCGGAATGGTCCTCTGCGCCTCGTGCCAAGATGTGGGACTTGTGGGTCGTTGTTCTCCTTCTGATTCTTGCGGTGATTGTGTATGCCCGCATGCGCCGTCAGAATTGAACAACCTTTGGCGCCACGCACTTGACGAGTTTTTTAGATAAATTTTCCTTTTCAATTTTGGACCGTGTGTCCAGCCCGGGGCAATAATGCACCTCGAGCTGAATGCACCTCGTACAAAAATTACCCGTACAACTCCTGCACGTGAGAAACTTGGGCTTGTGCGGGCACTTCCACCCCGCAGAGCTTGGAGCCGTCTTCTCCATCTTCTACTACTTCACATTTTGGTTGACGGGTCTCATCCCATTCAACCTCACACAACCCATTTTCCCGAGCGTTGATGACCCCTGCCCAAAATTTCTGCATCGTCGCCAAGTGTGTATCGAACCACGCACAGTCTCTCTTGACGACAGTCACCATGAAAATCTCAGGAACGGGAACCTCAACTTGCTCAGGGGGCGCCCCGCTCTCCGTGACTGGTCCAAAGGGTACGACGCTCTTCACCCCCTCGGGTCTGTACTGAATAAAGTCACACTCTTCGAAATCAAGAATTTCAAGAAGCAACTGAATCTGAGGCATGTAGTGCTTTGGAACCTTGTCCTCAATCTTGCGCGTCAAGGGGCACTTGATTTCTATGAGTCGCCCATCCTCAGTGATGCCGTCGGCAGACCCGCCAAGGAACGGATACTTGGGATGTTGAACAAGTCCTATTTCATGAGATTTTCGCGAGTAACGAGCGTCGTACAAGTCGCGCGCCACGGGCTCGAGAAGCGTCCCGTGTGCAGTTGCGGCGTTTCCGGCCCAGGCAGTCTTGAGAACCTTCTTTCGCAAGAGGTCCGCGGGTCGCTCATATCGGTTGTGACCAAGGGCGCTCGCCACGTCACTTGCCGTGAGCATATTCTCACGAAGACTCAGCCATTCTTGGCTTCTCTGGTCGGCGTATTTTCTCGACAAGAGTTCCGCCACCTTGCTGTCCATTCTTTCTAAAACGGGAATCAGTCTTAAGTAAGAGTTGTGCAGCATTCTGCTCAGCCTGTTTTTTCGTACTCGCGTACCCACAACCTAATTCATGCCCGTCCACGATGACAGTCACCATGAACGTTCCATTCACGTGTCCGTCGACGCGATATTCAGGAAGGGCTATCTTCTCCGCCTGGCACCACCTCATGAGCTGGTCCTTGTAATTGTCGTCTATCAGGTCCGTCTCAACCTTTTCAAAAGATTCTAAAATGAAACGCTTGGCATGAACCATACCAAGGTCGAGATATATCGCGCCTACAAACGCCTCAAAGACGTCTTCGAGAATTTTAGGATTTGTGTTCCAGCCATTTCGCATACCCTTTTCATCCATGATGATCCATTTGTCAAACCCGAGCTCACCGGCGATTTCAGCCAGTGTCGTCCCGCGAACCATCTTGGTCCGAACCTTTGTTAGAAACCCCTCTTGCTCTTTTTCATATTTATCAAATAGAAACTTTGTCACAACAAAACCGAGAACAGAGTCACCCATAAATTCGAGCGTTTCGTACGAGTCCTTGAGGCCATCGTAACGTTTGAGCGCGGATTTATGTGTAAATGCACGAGTGTACAAATCAGTATTTTTTACTTTTGTTCCCACCAGAGCGTCCAAGACGCTCCGTGGTGGACCCTCCATTGAGTTATATTACACGGCTATTTTTAAGCTGCAGACTTCTTCACCTTGGGGCGCGTAGGCTTCTCCTCGGCGGCAGGCGCGGCGGGGGCGGCGGCAGCGGGCTTCTTCTCCACCTTGACGTAGTGCTGGTTCAGGTACTTCTGGATGTTCAGGAACGTCACCTGAGTTCCCTCGGGAACAGTCAGGAGAGCCTTCATGGGCTCGTCCAGCGAAATGTTCTGACCAGCCTTCAGGTTCTTCTCGGTGACGTAGGCATTCACCGCCTTGGTCACCTGAGACCGAGAAATCATCTCGGTGACGGGGATGTTCAGAAACTTGGCCAGAGCCTCAGTCACCTGCTGAGGCTTGTTGAACCCGTTGTTCTGGGAACGGGCAGCCTTCTTCTCGCCCGTCGGGTCCTCAATGTCACCCAGGACCTTGCGAATCATCTTGCGCAGACCCTTCAGGTCCTTCTGTAGCAGCTGGACATCGGCAGCAATAGTCTCGAGAGTAGCAGACATGTTCTATCATATAGTGGGCTCGCGTCTTTAACCCGCGAGAAGCAGAGCCATGAGAACCATCACAAGAACCAGGAATATCATCCAGAAAAGCCTCCGGTGATAAGGAGGCTCTTTCGTCAGGCCGACTGGTTCGAATGGCGCCTCGAGCGGGAAAACAGTCGCGCGCTCAGACGTCGGAAGCGCAAAGCCAAACCCAGGCGGGAGTTCAACACCCCTCGTCTGCTTGTACTCTCCAATCATCGCGGGAGGGGCCACTTGGCACTTGGGGTTACAGCACGAAGGGTCACATGGATGGACTATCCCATCCTGACGGTCTATCCATCCGCAGAACGTCCCTGTGGGTCCTGGGAGACACGTGCAGTTCGTGTCGCAAGGCATCCCTAGTAGCCGCGGAGAATTTTACTTTAAAACTTGAGTGTCAGTACTATAATGGAATTCGCAACTCCCGTGAAGCTTCCCGATGGTCGTCGTTTTCTCAAGATTACAGGTCAGACTCTTCAGCTGAACGGCGTCAAGGTTCAGGAGGGTCTGGCTGGACCGAACGTCACCGTGATTGTCCCAGAGTCCCTCGCGTCTAAAATCTCAGCACTTGATGAGGAGATTGTCACCAAGGCCAAGGCTGACAAGCTCGTGTGGTTTGGTGCCGACCTCGCCGACTCGACCATCCAGGGTGCGTTTCAGGAGAGTCTGACGGATGGCACTTTGGGGGCGAGCCTGGCCAAGATCAAGGGTGAGATTGTCACCAGGGCGTTTGATTCTCAGAAGAATCCCGTCGAGCTCTCCAGCGTCGGCGAGGGTGCTCAGTGCGACCTGCTCGTGGAGCTCGCCGGTCTGTGGTTTCTCAAAAAGTCTTTCGGTACCGTGTGGCGGATTGTCCAGGCGCGCGTCCGCTCTCCCCCCAAGGCTCCCGCCTTTCCCTCCCAGTACATGTTCGAGGACGAGGTTGAGGAGCCGCAGGCTGAGGATGACCCAACCGATTATATCGACTGAAAAAATTATCGGGTTCTATTATTAAATGATGAATCGCCGGACCATCGTGGCCATTGTCCTGCTCCTGATCCTCGCGGCAGTCCTGTTCATGCCCAAGATGAGCTACTTTGCCGGATCGACCGTTGGTATCCAGGGTGAATCGCTGGACGGCCGCCCAGGCGCCCCGGTCCCCGCGGGCGCCAGCGGCTCGTACGACGTCTCCGCAGCGGGTCTGATTCCCCGCGAGGTGACGGTCAACGAGGACTTTGGTGCCTTCTCCCCGGACAAGATTCTCCAGGGCCAGAACTACCTGGACCCCCGCAGCCAGATTGGCTACCCAGAGACCCTGGGCGGTGTCCTGCGTAACGCCAACCGCGACATTCGCTCGGAGCCCATCAACCCCCGCCAGCCCGTGTCCATCTTCAACCTCAGCACCATCCCTCCCGACACCATGCGCCCCCGGTTCGAGATTGCGTCCGAGTATCAGTAAATAAACCACATCCAATAACAAATGGACTTTGCTCAGGCCATGAACGAATGGATTGGGCTCAAGACTCAGCTCTCTGCAGCACGCTCCGACCTTGCCGTTCTCAATAAACGTGAAAAAGAATTGAAAAAGTTTGTAACTATGCACATGGCAACGAACGACATTGACACCGTCAAGGTGAAGGATACAATCAAGGTGAACCTCAAGAAGAAAAAGTCAAAGGGTGGGATTACAAAGCAGGTGATTCGCACGGGTCTTTTGAACTATTTTCAGGGTGACGCGGCTCGGGTCGATGGTGCCGTACAGGCCATCGAGGCGGCTCAGCCCACAAAGGAGGTTTCATCCGTGTCAGTTACCGGCCTAAAGAAGTCCAATGCATAAATATTAATGGGTCTCGGTGACGAGTACTCGCGAGACGCTCTGTTCAGGCGCCCAGGCACCGAGGATTACGACTCGGACCCTGATCGTGAAGAGAGCCAAGAGCCCCTCCATCCAGAGGATTGGGAGGCTATGTACAGTGACGAAATTTACGAGGACATCCTCATGATACAGGAATTCGTCTATGATAATCACGCATATATCCGCAAGCGTTACGGTGTTGCCGAGTACTGCATCCTCATTCACTCGACTGAAATGTGGTGGAGCAACGTCGACCTCAAGCTACCCTTTGTTGCCCTTTGGCGTCGTCTCAACATGAAGGAGGAGTTTGACCCTCAGTCATTCCAGTGTTGGCTTGAGAATTATATTCAACTATACTAAATGATTGATATTGCCGCACCCAAGGTTGCCGTCCCCGCCACCCTTCTCCTGATCACCCTTTCCCTCGAGCAGACCCGCCCGTACGCACCTCTCCTCGTCCCCCTCATGTCGTGGATCATCATCAAGTTTATCCTCAGCTTGAGCATCACGACCGCCGATATTGTCGTGCCGGGCGTGCTCACAGCCATCCTCAGCGCCATCCCCCTCCCCGTCGGTGCATCCATCGCCGTCATCATCAAGGGTCTCATCTTCCTGTTTATGTTTTCGTATTTAAGAATCACCTTCCCTGCTTACTATTAGAGGGATGGTCGCCCCAAAATATCTCGTCATTGGCTCTGGGTCAATGGCGTTCTTCGCATATATGGGCCGCATGTCCATGATCGACCTCACACACGTCAAGGGTGTGTCGGGTGCGAGTGCAGGAGCCCTTCTCGCGTTTCTCTGGGTTGTCTTTGATGGCAAAATTCCAGAAATGCTCGACTTTTCTCTCAAAGTTCCACTTGGTCAAATCATGAAACCAAATTTAAAAAACTTTTTTAATAATTTTGGACTTGTGGCTGTTGGTCGAATCAAAAAGTTTGTTTCTGAAATCCTATTCAAAAAGTTTAAAGTTCATGACATGACATTTGGGGAACTCAGGAATCGGCGACCCGTCGACCTTCACGTGTCTGCGTTTTGCGTGGAGCGCAGTGAGACGACGTACTTTTCACACGAGACGCACCCAGGGGTTTCCGTCGTCGACGCAGTCTGCGCGTCCATCGCGGTTCCGTTCCTCTTTTCACCAGTCAAGATTGACGAGTGGCGCTACATAGACGGGGCTGTCCAGGAAAGCCTCCCCGGTCTCCCCTTTGTGACGCGTCACCCAGACGAGGTTCTGGCTCTGAGATTCGAGACGAATGTTTCAAATTCACGCATGGGTCACATGTTCTCGGGCGTCATGCGTCTCAGGCACACGTACAAGTATCCAACGTACTTTATTCGCGGGGAATCTATAGACATGTTCGACTTTGGCGCAGACCGACTCGGTATCTTCATCGCGGGACAAAAATCTTCAAGACTAGTAAATGAAGCATCTCACCCATTCGGGCAGCCGCGTCGAGGCGACGGCGTACTCTTACCGCCGCAAGCCGGGGTTTACTCGCGTACCTGGTCCGCTCAAGAAGGGCATGTTGACTTCTTACGGGTACCACCCAGTCGAGACCAAGACGAACCGTCACAAGGCGCTCAGCAAGGCGATAACCAAGGGCAAGCAGGCGCCCCTGTCCGTGTTTCGCCGTCTCCAGGCTATCAGCACATTGACCAAACGGACCCTCCCCCGCGCTTCCCGCATTTATAAGCAGGATGCCGTGTGGGTCCGCGCCAAGTACGCCAAGTCTTTCGGACAGAAGAAAATGTCGTCTTAAATTATTATGCTCATCAGAAACAACAACGGGGCACTCGCTCTGCGCCCAAACACGTCCGGGTTGGACATTCTGGCGAACGCGGCCGCGGGAAATATGCAGGTCAGGCCTCGCATCAGTTTCCAGCGGACGCGCAAGGTGATCAGGTTCGCTGGCGAGTCCTTCGTGACAATCGCCGCCATCAAGGGGTTGGAGACGATCCTCCCGGGTTCGTACTTTTCGCCGCAAATGACCGCTCAGCTCGTGCTTGCCGTCCCGCAGGCCTACCGGAACATCAGGGCGGGTCGAGGCGCCCTTGTGCCCACTGTTCCCGCCGTGATGGTGGCTTGGTACATCACATATATGGCCGCGTCCGGAATCGTCCAATCGTTCATCATCTCCCAAAACTCGAGCGCATTTGCCAAAGTCGGGAACCTCTTTGGACGGGCGGTCGAGAAGCACATCAAGGGGTCTGCCGCTCGTTCCTCCTTCAAGTATCAGTTTATGAAGATCATTGGACACTTCATCTACGCCTTCATGACGTACCGCGGCAAGATATCGGGCATCACGGCCAACAAGTTCTCCACAGGTTTTGCGGCCAATTCCTCGGGAGCCGTGGGAAAGAGTCTGGTGAACGGCCTCAAGTTTGGCGCCCGTGCAGCCAAGGCGGACCCCATGGCCGCGGCCATCGTCGCAACCGGAGTGGCCAGCCTCGCCCTCCGCGCCAGAACCATGCGCAGGAAGACGCCGCCCCGAGGCTTGATCAGCAGGTCTTGATGTATTGCCATCTGAGCTCGTGGCAAATTCCTTTCCATATTTCATCTTGGACGTACAACTTTTCTTTTGATTTCAAAAGGGGAAAGCAGGGAAGGTAGTCATCCTCACCGAGCAATTCACAGAATTTGTAAAGTGTATAAGAATAGGACAAAAAGTTTTTACGGTCTTTTGGCCGATGTTTCTCAAAGGGTTTTTGAATCTGATGAAACATGAGTCTGAGCTTGTCTTCAAGAGCTTGACTCATCGTTGGAGGTTGCACCCCGTTGAGAATCGTCGCGATGTATGGTACATGTTCGTAGTATTTTGACTTGTCGAGCTTTTTGAGAAGCCCCTTTACCTTTTCATGAGTAATTTCAGAAAGTTCCTTGAGCTTTTGTTTTCTAAATTCAGCTCTGAGTTGGTCAACAACCTCCTTGGGAACGCTCGTCGACTCTTTCGCCTGAAACTGGCTAATCCACTCGTTGAAATGATTCTCACGTTTGTAAGAATAGACGATGTTCTTCTCCATCTCCTGCTCCTCCTTGAATCCCACCTCCTCACCTTGCACGTATTGCATAGCCCCACACTCTATGCAAATGTCCTCACTGATAGCCTCATCAAATATGTATGAATACCTCGCCCCACAGTTGGGGCACGGTCTGTCCTGTTTCGGTCCAGCTTCAGATTTCAAAGGCGCGGGAGGGCCCACCTCCTCGACAGCCGCGAGGTACGAGTTGAAAATGTCCTGACGCTGCACACCCTTTCGTGAAGACAGCTGAAGCCCCTTTGACACGGTCGCCTTTGAACCCACGGGAACCTGCTGCTGGTGATACTCCCTGATAAAGGGGGCTGTCCGGGCCATGTACTCATACATCTCAGTCTCTATCGTTGAACGACTCTTCGAGTCTGCCGCCGCGTCTATGGCGTCTTTATACTCTTTGATTCTTTCGTTGAATCGAGCCTCCATTTATAAAACTGGATTAAACCTTTTATACCGAGTCGACAACTTTAGGAGCTAAATAGAACTTTACATCTCCAAGGTTGGCTATACCGTACCGAAAAACGACCGGCATCTGCTCGTCACTCGAGTCTTGCATGAGTTGGACCGACGAGCACAGGCCCGTCGCCTTTGTGAACAGGTTGATGTACTTGAGGTTGTAGATGGCTCCCGTCCTCTTGGGCACCACGTCTGGAAATTCGAGGATCGTCTCCTGGTCCGCAAAGTCCCCACGGCACGCCAGCTCGAGGTTCTGCCCGTCACGAAAGATGCTCATCTCGATGGCCAAGTTGCCCATGTCTCTCGCAATCCTCTGAAAGTCCAGACTCGGCATGGTTGTAATCACATCCATGGAAATATCAGGCACGTCAAGAATGTCCTCGTTGATATCCAAGAGCTTGAGCTTGAAGCTCGTCTTGGACTTTTTGACAAAATTTTCAATTACAAAATCTATCGAGTCGGTATCCTTGATGGACATGGACAGAGTGTCGGACGGGCCGACCGACTTGAGCAGCTTGTACGTGTTTGCCATGTTCATACCGGCTGCAATCTCAGATGGGCATGAATATTCTTCAAAGTTTTCAGCTCCAAGATTCATGTGGACAAGAGTCACCCGGGCCGTGTCCAACGTCAAAATCTTGATTCCAGTCGGAGTAAAATAAACATTCACGTCATTGATGATATCCTTGAGAACTTCAAAGATACCCTTGACCGCACCAGCCTGAATCGTCTTCAGGTTCATGTTTTCTCTATTTTACTTGTCCGAGCTCTTTAGCTGATATGCATCCGTGACACTTCTGTTTATCTTATCCTTGAGTTCCTGAGTGAGCATGGGCTGCATGGATGACCCGTACGAGTCGAGAGCGAACATGTCGGGCCCACCCTCGTCACCTTCGAGAGACGCCGATCCAACCCCGTTTGACGACCACATTTCAATATCATTTGGAATCATAGACTCGAGCCAATTCTTCACCTCGGCACCAACCAGCACTTGGCCATCGGACGTCACGAGGGTAGGCACCCTGTTCACCTTGTCCGACTTTGGTCTCCCCTGGGTCGTCACGTTGTGAAAGCGAACAATCTGTCCAAGACTTGGATTATTTTTTATAATATTCAAAACTTCAAAGCAGTATTGACACTTGTCGCTAAAGACCAAAAGGGCCATTCCTACTTTGCGTTCTTTTTTTTTAAAAGCGTCTAGTAACGAATGAAGACGGACATTGTCATCCTCGGAGCAGTCGCGGCCATTGTTGGAATTCTCTTCTTGAACTCGTCGTCCGTGACGTCTCGCTACGCTGGTGCGACTGCACCAGCAGTCCCCCCTTCCGTCGTCCAGGTTATCATCGAGGCTATCCAGAAGAACGAGCCCTGGCTCCAGCCGGTCGAGACCATCTACGTGAATCCCCGTGCCGGTGCTCAGTCGGGTCTGACCTATGAGGGGCGATTCATGTTCATCGACACGCGCGGATTCTTCGGCGTCCAGTACGACGTGTCCGCTGGAGTCTCCCCTGCTGGGGCTGTCACCATCCTGTCCAAGACGACGTCGAGCTCCCCCGACCGCAACGGTCCCTTCCAGTCCTTCTCTCCCGACAAGTACCAGCCCTTCAACGACATCAACGTGGCTCTGTCCGAGCAGCTTCAGTCTGCGCTCAAGGCGTCGCGTGAACTCCCTGGGAAACAAGTCCAATTCTAGTAACAGAAGATGATCAGTGCATCTGAAATTGCCGCCCGGGAACAGTCCCGGCGAAACCTCAGAAAGGATACATATAAAACTCTTCTTGAACAGTTTTCTAGAAAGATTAAAGCGTGTGTCGATCGGCACGAACAGTGTGCAGTGCTGGTCGTGCCGCCCTTTGTCATGGGGTTTCCCATGTACCCCTTTGAAGAGGCTCTGGCGTACACGCGTCGCCAACTCGAACGGTCGGGCTATCAGGTGCGCCAAGGCATGGAGCCTGGTCAGTTTGTCGTCACGTGGGAAAAGGCGAGGAAAAAGGTGGCGCGGACGGTCGAGCCAGACGCCCCGCAATCCGACGACCTCTTCTCAAGCCTCGCAAATCTGCAAAAAACCGCTGCGCGTCTTCGAGGGTCAGCGCCATGATTTCATTTATTTTTTACCAGGCTCTACTAAATGGAGGTTCTCAATGACGCCGAGCGACGCTTCTCACGCAAGTTGGTCGACGCCATGCTTCCTGAACTGTTTGAAGTTTGTTGTACAATGTGGGAAGACACCAAGAAGGACACGAAGGATCGTAAATTTGTCGAGAATTATCGTCAAAATCTCCGAAAGGTGAAGGGCGAGTGGTCAAACGTCAAGGTGAAGCAGCACGTGGCCAACATCGTCAAGGAGTGCCCGCTCTTCCCCAGGCTCATCGCCGCCGTGTTTGTCATTCACGTCAAGATTCTCAGTTCTATCCGAATCGACAAGTCAAGCAAGAAGATTTCTCTCAAGCTCCCGAGCAACGACGTGTTTGTCCACACGTGCTTCATCGAGTGCGCCCGTGACTTGTACGAAGACCCGTGGATCATCACTGATGAAAAGCCCGCGACCGAGCGACGGAACGAGCTGAACACGCGCTTCACCAAGTGCATCCGCGAGACGATCGAGAACCTCGTGCCGACCGAGGAGATTCTCACCACGTATCTGAGCCTGCCTGAAGAGTCCGAGCCTTTCGAGATGGAGCCGGACGACACCTACCAGGAGGAGGAGGAGCCGCAGCCCCTGGACGTCGGAGAGGCGCTCGATGCCGTCGACAACATGCCCGAAGAGCAGGTTGGGTCGCCCATCGTCGATGGCTTGCCAAATCCCGTCGAGACCCCCGGGGGCACAAAGACCGTGGTGGTCACTCCAGTCCACAAGGAGAGCCTGTTTCCGGACGCGCCAGAGATTGGAAAAAAAGGTGGTGATGAATAATAGGAAAGATGGACCAGTACTTTCGCAATCCCGCGAGCGCCGCAATCATATCAGCAGCCATCACCATGGCTTACGTCTTTGCGCGTAACAAAATGAACGGACGGGCGAACGTTCCCAACTCGGAGTACGCCAAGCCCGCGTTTCTCGTGGCGCTCCTCGTGTACCTCATCGTCAGTCAGGGGTGCGGTCAGCGTGAGAGCGTGAGCCTCGAGCCATTCTGAAACACTTAAAAACATAAAGAACTTTAGAACTAATGAGTTCTCTGGATGCGTTTAACGATATGATGTCTCAGTTTTTGAACGAGCTCGTTCTGACGTTCCCAGAGGAGAAGCACTTGGATGAGCATCTGGCAAAATTCAACGCGAAGCGCTTCCTAGACCCCCGGGCTCCCATTGATGATTTCATGAATTCAGTACGTCCCCACTCCAACAAGCTCATGGCAAAGGATGACTCGCTCTTTGACGAGCTCAAGGATTTGAACATTGCCAAGGCGTGGGCGACCGGTACGTCCCATGGAACCAAGGCGGCGATTTGGCAGTACCTCCAGACACTGTACATGCTCGGGACGACCCTGACCATGTTCCCTCCAGAGACGCTCGCCGCCATCGAGAGCGCCGCAAAGAAGTGCGCCGAGAGTGGCGCCTTTGACCCGGCGGCCATTCAGGGACTCCTGGGTGGCATGGGGGGGATGGATTCTCTGCTCAGTGGCTTGATGGGCGGGGCTCAGGCTCCTCCGCGGAACCGCATTGCTACGAAAAAAAATAGGGGTAAGAAGTAGATGGACCCACGTGAAGTCTTCCGTACAGACAAGATGTTTGAGTTTTGGCCGACCGCCTCTCAGTCAGCCAAGGACCGCGTCGCCGCCACGACTCGTTTCGTCGTGTATGCCATGTGCATACTGTATCTCATCAAGCGCGACGCGCGCGTTCTGGCGCTCGGTATTCTCGTGCTCGCTGCTCTGTACTTTCTGTACGTGTCCAACATGATCCCAGACGGCCAGGTCCGTCCCGCGTTTGGCGACGGCCAGGCGGCGTGGTTCGGTCGTGACGCCGTCACCATGCCCAGTCTCGAAAACTCCATGGCGAACGTGCTCTATACGGATTACACCGACCGCCCGGATCGCCCAGCAGCGGCGTGGTACCCGAGCGTGGCCAAGGAGGTGGCCCGCGAGTGGGAGTTTATCCACCCCTTTGAGAAGAAGCGCGACGCCGAGCGCAATTTCTACACCACCGCATCGACCACGATTCCCAACGACCAGACGGGTTTTGCCGAGGCTTCATACGGTCCCAAGTTTGGACCATTCTGCAAGGATGGTTCAGGGTCTTGCGATGTCGAGTCTGACCGTTTCCACTTCCCCGAGCGCACACAGCTGCGAGGAGGAAACGGACGGTAAAAAAAACTCCCCATCTATATTAACATGTCTGCAAGGAACTTGCGTACGGACAACCTGATGCTCCAGGAGAAAATCTGGCAGGGCCCCGCGACCGTGGTGCTCGACGACGTCGTGCGCGTTGATGACGCCCTTCGTTCGCAGTCCACGTCTCGCTGGAACCGCTTCTACAACGAGCGTGCATACGATTTCCCGAATCTGTACATTACCGACCGTTTCCCGGTTCTGACGCACAATCCCATCAGCACGTACAGCAACGACCAGAACAACCGTTTCGACCAGCGCAACCCGTCCGTTGCGGTTGGTGTTTCCAAGCCTGCGCCGTGGTTCGCCATGTCTGGTTGAAAAATAAAAGAGTGTAAAAGTAATATGGATCCCTGGGGCCTCGCGGCCGTAGTTGGTCTTGTGTTTGCCGGTCAGCGTTTCAGCAGCTCGCCAGCAACCACGACTCCCCAAGCACCCCCTCCTCGCCAGGTGACGCGCCGTGACACCGACCTTGCAGGTGACGCACCCGGACGCGCCGCAGACGCCTTTGGTCTCCGTCCCATTAACCCGTCGTTTGGTCGCCGCATCGGTGACGACTACCTCCCAGCCAAGGAGGCCATCTCGAGCCTGCAGGACCTCAGCCCTCAGGCGAATCGCTTCCCTTTCGGACAGCCAGTGTACGACTTGTACAATCGTCAGAATGTCACGAACAAGATGAACAACCTGCAGCCCGTCGAGCGCAAGAATGTCGGTCCGGGTCTCGGCGTCAACCCGAACGTGCCGGCTCTGGGCGGCTTCCAGCAGTACTTCCGCGTCTTGCCCAACAACGTCAACGAGGAGAAGCTCGTGACTCTCCCGGGCGGCAAGGGTCCCTCGGATGCAGTCGTCAAGCAGGGCGGCACAACCTTTGGCGCGATGAGTCACCAGGCCAAGGGGTCCAAGACGGCCTATCGCGCTCCGGCACAGAATGCCGGTCAGGGCCAGGGCGGGGCTCTCGCCGCTCCCGAGGGCCGTCCGGACAACATCAAGACGCGCAAGACGACCATTCGTCAAGAGACGGGCATGCGTGGCGACACGCTCGAGTACGGTACAGCTCAGTACAACGTGGCTCAGGGGTACTCGTCCCTCACGAACAAGACGCTCCCTCGGTGCACGGATAACCGCGTCAATCCCGACCGTACAGGAAACGCAGGACGTATGAATGTTCGCGCCGATCCTCAGGGCGCAGGCGGCGTCGCGACCAGCCTTCGTCCAGAGTCCGTGCCCGTCCCCCTGCCTCACATGAATGGCGGGCGTTTCCAGAATTACAAACCAGGAGAAATGTACAAATTGAACAATTACAAGACTCAGGCCAACCCCCTTGCATCCCCTCAGAATCTCAACATGGCTCGTGATGTCCTCAAGGCGAACCCTCTTGCCATTCCGTCCCTTTCGTCGTAAATGGTCTCGTGTTTTTTTCCCCGCCTTCTAGTAAAATGAGCGGTGCAGCGGTTCAGCTCGTCTCGATCGGCGCCCAGGACACTTGGCTCAGCGGAAAGCCCGAGGTTTCTTTCTTCCGTTCCAACTACAAGCGTTATACCCACTACGCCGCCACGACCGAGCGTCAGATTATCCAGGGTCAGCCCACCGCTGGCTCCATCTCGACCATCCGCCTCGAGAAGAAGGGTGATCTCCTCAGCTACGTGTACTTTACTGCTCGTGACTCGAACGCCGCTCAGATTTGGAATCTGGGATGGTCGAACGTGATCGACAAGGTGGACCTTTTGATTGGTGGTCAGGTTATCGACACCCAGGACTTTGGCTACTCGACCGACATTGACCCCGTGTACGCGGCCCAGACCCACAACCAGCGCTTGAACAACGGCACGGCCAGCGCCCTGAACTCGACCAACAAGGTGTCTACTTTTTACCCTCTCAAGTTCTTCTTCTGCAAGGATTGGTCAGTGTCTCTGCCCCTCGTGGCGCTCCAGTACCACGACGTGGAGCTGCGCATCACGTGGGCGGCCAACTTGGCCACGTCCGTGTCGGAGGCTCCGGGTGGTCCCGCCCCGAGCGCCCTCCAGTACCAGGCGTGGTGCAGCTACATCTACCTGGACCAGGCTGAGCGTGAGTTTTTCGCCAAGAATAGCCATGAAATGCTCATCACCCAGGTGCAGCGCATCCCCATCGGTACCCAGGCTGTCCAGGAGCTCGCTCTGGCTCACCCCGTCAAGTACCTGGCGTGGCAGAGCGCCAACTACGGCACCGTCTACAACGCGGGCGCTGGCTCGGCCGCCGCCTCCAACTACCGTCTCCTGGTCCAGATTAACGGCGTGGACATTGGCGAGTCTCGCCACCTGCCCCACTTTCTCGACGTGCCCCAGTACTACAACACCCAGTTTGGCTACCAGCAGGGGGCGGGCACGTGCAACGTCGCCGCCGTCTCCTACTGTCTGGACACCACCAAGCTGCAGCCGACCGGCACCCTCAACTTCTCCCGCGTGGACACCTACCGTCTGGTCGTTCCCACGGGTCTGGCGAACGGGCTCAAGGGTCTGACGAACACCGCCGTGAGCAGCCCCTTCCTTTACGCGGTCAATTACAACATCCTGAAAATCCAGAAGGGGATGGCCAGCGTGTTGTACTCCAGTTAGTTAAAAATTTCTAACCTAAATGTAATGCAGTTGTGGCCGTGGGTATTACTCCTCGGCCTCGTGTTTTTGATTAGCTACGAGCCGGGTACGCGTAACCTTGCGAATTATTTTGACCAGGAGATAGTAGAGACGGATCATGGATCCGCAACTGTTGGAGAGGCACAAAAGCATAGCAGTTCCAGTGACAAGGGACGTTGAAGGAGGACCTCTCAAGTTTCTACTCGTTCATGATCGAAGGTACAAGGAATGGACATTTGTCACGGGCGGGTGCCGCCGTCGAGAGATTTTCAACCCTCTTCGCTGTGCAATTCGCGAGCTCGAAGAGGAGACTCGGGGGATCATAAATCTGAAAAAGGGGGTCTACTCCTATTTCAGTTTTTCCTTCAAGGATCACGAGGGTGTCAACAACGTCTACCACGTATACGTTTTTGAAATGCCCGAGTTGACTCCGACCGCCCAGAACCACGTCGTACGTAGGTTCAACGAAGAACGCACAAAGATGGAGGGACGTCAAGTTCCTTTTCGTAAAAATTATGATGAAAATGATTCTTGCGAGTTTGATACACTCGAAGGAATCACGAAACGTCGGGACCTCTGGGAAATGATACGCACGCACGTACTCAAGAATCCCGCATTCCACCGGGTCCTCACATCGCCCGAGAAGCAGCAGTTCCTTCTGCGGTCATGAGCTTCTTTTAAAAACTTTTTCAAAATTAAATGACGCAGCCAAAGCTGGTCATTGCCAAGCGCCTCGCCGAGCTCCGTCAGGATGGCTCAGACCCCGAGGTGCTTGCCAAGTCCATGTCCATTCAGAAAATTCATCATGAAATTGAAAAGATTCGCGAGGCGGAGCCGGAGCCGGAGCCGGAGCCGGAGCCGGAGCCGGAGTTTAAGCCCCTCATTCACTCACTCTTTGAGACTTTCTTTGGGTCTAATAGAGACTAGAGCCTCTTTTTGAATAATGCGCATCAAAAAGTGGCGCTCCAAGGCGCCTCAGGCTCCTACCCATGTCCTCATGGACGGTGGTCAACTTCACGTCCCCGACGAAGACCTGGACTCCTTTTGGGGGTCCTACCTCGCAGACCTCGCAGACGGGAAGAAACTTTACGTCGTTGAACAAAAGACTGAACGTTTTAAATTTTTTGTTGATGTCGATTTCAAATCTGAACGCCAACTCACGGATGAGGATGCCCTCGTGCTTTGTCGTAAAATTCACGAATCGGTCGGGTCCGGACGATGTCTCGTCGCTCGTGCACCAGTCAGGATGGTTGACGGTCTGTTCAAGTCGGGGATGCACTTGCACTGGCCGGAACTCATCGTCACAAAGACCCAGGCGTTGAGTCTCAGGACTCGTATTCTCATGTGTCTCCCAGAGGGTGATCATTGGGCCCAGGTCATAGATTCTTCAGTCTATGGCGGCTCTGGACTCCGGTGTCTCTGGTCGCACAAGAAACCCGAGGGCGACCCGTACGTTCCGTGGGTCTCCGTGCCTGACGGCTCGCTCTTGTCGCCAGAACCAACTCGAGACGCTCTCAAACTCTTCGCCGTTCGAGCAATCGGAGCCGTCACGTCACCAGGAAGGGCGGCCAGTGAACCGACCGGCAGGGAATCTCAGGTTGAGTCGTTCATCAGGGCGAATCTCGTCGGTCAGGAGAATGCCCGAGTCAAGGCGATCCGCAAGACGAAAAAGGGTGAAGGCAAGGGTATGTGCGTAGAGACGGACTCGCGCTACTGTGAAAACGTCGGACACGAACACAAGTCGAATCACGTGTGGTTCTGGATGCTTGGCGGTAAAATACGGCAGATGTGTCTAGACGAAGAGTGCACTGGGTTCAAGGGCCGAGAACATAATATCGTATTACCTAGTAGTAATGAACATCCTCATATGGATGATTCTCCTCGTCCTAGTGCTGTTGACCTTCTTCCCAAGGCCTGGCGTGGGTCGTTTCAAGACTTTCGTTCTGGAAGCCCACCCGTATTCGGGGCTGGACCCCCACGAATGGAAGTTGTTCCTGACTGAATTGAATGCTTTTGACGCCGACCCGAGCAAGACGGTGCACCTCTACGCAGCCATAGACCACTTGCGCAACCTCGGGCTCATGAATACAAACTACACGGAAGCAATCAACGAAATCTCCGACCGTCTAGGATACGAAGGAGAGTTGGTCGCCAAAGTCAAGACGCCAAAGTACTTAAACGATATAATCTCTAAAGCACCATTAGATGACTTCCGTGTCGGAGCAGCCATCGGTCGTGGATTCCCAGACCCCCGTTCTCACGGGCAATAGGACGCGTTCAGGGCGCGTGTCCAAGCCCCCAGTTCGCTACGAGCCAGTTGAAAAGGTTGAGGACGACTACGCCAGCGACGAGTACGACGAGATTGAGTCCGAGGTGGGTTCAGGCGTTGCCTACAGCGATTCGGAGCTCGAGGGTGAGGACGAGGACGACGATTCGGAGATGGATGACTTTATTGTTCAAGATAAAAGCGAGAGTGACGAGGATGATAATGGAGACGCAGGAAGAGGACCAGCAGCAGCAGGACCAAAACGTCCAACCGTGGCTCCAGTACGCAAGTCCGCCGCCAAAAAGTAGCCGGATCGAGGAGCTCGCTCAGAATCCTCTCGCAATTCTCGCAATTGGCATTATCATCGGCGTCGTTCTCATGACCATGCGCCCCATCGTTATACAGACGGCAAAAGGCGCCTAAGTTATAAAATACAAAGGAGCGTGTCCGCTCGGGGAGTCATTCCCCACAAAATCTCCAAGAGACCCCGTCTTTTTAGAATACACATCCTCTTGAAGGAACCCGACCCAAGCACCCTCGCGGCGCTGACTGTCCACTTCCTTAAAGAAATCCGCATCATAGTACGGCGGACGTGCCGCTGAAGACTCCCACGAAGGGGGCTTCAGCATGGGAATAACCTGATAGGCCTTTGCGATCAACCAAAGGACCATAAGGAGCGCGATGATTGTGAGAATCATCGCCATTTATTTATACGTGTGATTTTTACTCGAGAGTCTTGGTCTCGATAACATTGCCGTCGGCGTCGACAAACTCAGCCAGGCTGGGGTTCGCCGCCTTGCGCCGCGCAATCTCCGCGCACACCTCGTCGTCCGCCATCTTCACGAGCTCCTCGATGGCGCGGTCAGGCCACTCCACCTGGAGACGCTCGAGAATCTCCGCAGGGTGGGGAATAGGGGGCACGTCCGGCTTGGTGTAGTACTTGCTGTTCTCGTCCGACGGGTCGATGTACGGAGTGTCCGAGCCCTCGAGAGGCTTGGCCGTCATGTCACGCTTGCGCTTCTCGAACATCGCCGCCGCCTCGGACTGATTCTTGCGATACTTGACCATAATCTCCTCCAGCTTGTCGTTGGCATAGTGCGTGTCGTCAATCTGGTCACGGTCCGGGGGAATCAAGAGCCACTTGTACATGTCAACGACGTAAATGTCCACCAGACCATCCTCCTTCTGAAGGCGCTTGGCGTGATTGGCCGCGTCGTCACGAGTCGCAAAGCACCCACGAATCTTCATACCAAGCTTCTCATTCTTCTGGGGGAGGTCCGGACCAACGAAAGAAATGCACGCAAAAACCTGTCCTGGGACTGTGATGTAATCAGCCTCGAGAGAGCCCATATAAAAGTAAAGGCTCCTTCTTTTTTAAGCGAATGGACGCGGTTCGCAAACTCCACAATCAAATGAAACGAAATCTCATCCTCAAGTGGGTCACGCCTGGTGCGTTCGTCCTCGACTGTGGATGTGGCCGAGGCGGCGACTGGCACAAATGGAAGGCGATCTGTGCACGTGTCGCGGCGACCGACCCCGACCCCGAGTCGCTCAAGGAGGCCGAGTCCCGCGCGCTCGATCTGGATTTCGGCGTGTGGTTTCTCGGCCCCGGGGACATTCGCACAGCCGCCTCATCCGGCCCCTTTGACGTCGTCTGTTACAACTTTTCACTTCACTACATTTTTGAAAATGAAATCATTTTGAAAGAATCTCTCGACGCCCTGACCAAAGCGGTCCGACCAGGTGGCTTGCTCATGGGCGTCGTGCCGGAAAGGGCACGGGCCGAGTCCCTCACGGCGGGTGGGAAGTTTCAGGACGCCCTGGGAAACACGCTCGAAATCACGGGGGACCAACTCCTCGTTCGACTCGTCGACGGGCCGTTCTATGCAGATGGCCCACGGGCCGAACCGCTCTTGGACGCGGGACGACTCATCGACCAACTCAAGGAGCGCGGGTTTCGCATGCTCGTCTGGGAACCCATGCTTCCACAGCCCAACCGACTCGTGTCGGATTTATATTCCAACTTTGTTTTCAAAAAAATCTAAGACTAGAACAGGATGCTGTGGCTCGTGGGACTCGTTCTCATCACGGTCATTATACTTTTGAACCGTCCACCAGACTTGTTTGTTCAGGTGCGTCATAGATACGACCAACTTCTCAAAACGCTCGAGAACGACCCGGACCTCGACCCGAGATGGGAACCCGTGAAGAAGCGCGTGATTCTCACGGGCATGTGCAAATGGGACAAGTCAAACGGGGCCATAGCCTACAACGTCAACAAGGGGTACGAGGTGTACATCTGCCTCGACGGGTCCGACAAACTCTCAGACGAGACGCGAATCAATACAGCCATGCATGTGCTTATTCACGAACTGGCCCATTCGACAGTTCGGGAGTATGAACATTCAGATTCATTTTGGAAAAATTTCAAAGATTTTAAAAAGTATTGTGAAAAGGCGGGCCTTTACACACCCGGTGACGTCGGGCCGTTTTGCGGGGAGAAGATACGACCCTAGTTCAAGAACCGGTGAGCGAGGAAAAACACGATGGCGGCCAGGATCGCCGTCAGACCCATGGCGCTCATAGATCCCGTCTCGACGCTCGGGAAAAACTGACCCACGCGCTCCTGCACGGGCTTGGACGTTGCCACGACCGCCGCCAGACCCGCCAGAACAGCCATGTACTGCTCCATGGTCAGACCGAAAGGAATCTTCCGGAGGTTCGTCTGAGGCTGAGCCTGCTGCTGCTGCTGAACCTGCTGCTGCATCTGCGGCTGACCGAACGCCATCTCGTTCTGCTGGGGAATGACATCATCAAGCGGAGTGGAGAACTCAGCCATTTGAGATTCGTCAATGTTTTTTTCAGGCTCAATTAACCCCTGAGGAATGGAAGACGTAATGTCACTGGAACCGTTCGTGTCGAAAGATTCCATCTGTTAGTATCCACCCGGTTTCTTTGCCGTCTGAGCTGGCGCAGCCCCGAGCTTCTTGACCGTCACGGATGACGTCCCGGGCTTGCGTGCGAGTGGAACACCTCCCGTGCCCTGTGCAAGCGCCCTGGGATTGTAGTGCCTCTGATGAAACTGCCAAAGTGCTGGACTTCCGCACCTGAAGTTTTTCCTGAGCGCCGCCTTGTACCAAAACACGCAGTTTGTGACGTCGTTGCTCTTGGACGTGTTGTCGAGAACCAGACACTCGTAATTCTCCGTGCATGCATCCATCACCTGGCAAAACTGGTCAAAGGTTGGAAAAACCCCGAAAAAAGCTTTGTAAAGATTTTCCCGATTCTGACGAACGTTGTCTCGAAGGACAAACACGTAATCGACATTCGTCCGAATCATAGGCGTCATATCCATGCAGTACTGAGTCGTCATCATGTAGAAAATCTTCCAGTGTCGCCCGTTCATAAAGAGCTGACGGATGCACGGGTCACGCATAAACGCCCGGTCGTACATGCAGTCATCCATAAGTATAAAGACGGGCTGGCATCTTCCAGCCGCGAGGTTCTTCTTCTGACGTTCAATAATCTTCTCAACCGCCCCCTTGTTGTAGTCGCCGTAGACAAAGAGGTCTGGGATGAACTGCTTGTAGTGTCCGTTGCCCTCCTCGGTTCCGGACATGGCGATTCCCGCTGGAATGCTGCGCTTGTGCCACAGAATGTCCGTGACGAGCGTCGACTTGCCCGTCCCACGCTTGCCGATGAACACGCACACCTTGTCATCCGCCATTTTGCTGGGGTCGAACTTTTTCAACTGGATATTCATCCCTGGGAGGTGCGCGGAGATTCGTGAGCGGTGTGTAGCGCACACCGGAAAACAATCTTTTACTTTAGTAGAGATGTCCGCAGGGGCAGTACAACTTGCCGCAATCGGACAACAAGACGCATATCTCACGGGGTCTCCGTCCGTCTCGTATTTCAACGGCGTCTACAGGAGGCACACACCCTTTTCCCTACAGGCTTTCAGCATTCCTTTCCAGGGTCAGCAAATTCAGTGGGGGTCTCAAGCGGTGTGCCGTGTGCCTTACAAAGGCGACCTCGTGAGAGGCACGACCCTCGCCGTCACCCTTCCCGCTCTGTCGCCCGTCACGGTTGACTTTACGTGGCCAGTGTCCGTCGCCCTCCAGAGACCCATCCCGTACCTCATAATCGACGGGAATTACTCCACTCCAAAGACTGTCTCCATCGGCGTTCTCGACACGTACTCAACCTCCACCATCAACCAATGGCTCGGACCCGCTGCATCCCTCAACGCCTACGTGTCCTACAATTCAGGACTCTCAAAGTTTGCATTTGCAAACTGCTCAAACGTCACGCTCAACACGGCGGACGTGGCAACCACGGCGGTCTTTTTCGGTCTAGACCCTCACAATTTCTCAATCCTCCCAACCTCCAACACCGTCCAGTGGGACGTGAGCCCCGGGGGGTCGCCAGGTCCCGTCGCCGATTTCACCCTGAGTCAGTCGGGCTGGCAAAGCACATCCAGCGCCACAACTCCAAACATCACCGAATCTCTCCTCATGAACGTCTCCGCGGCAGTCACCCTCACGACTCAAAATCCCACGTCGGGTGGATTCATCGCACAGTTTGTCGATTTGAGTCGATTCGGAACCGCCCTCGGATTCACAACCCTCTTTAGCGTCACAGCGGGCGGGTCCATCAAGTTTAACTTCACGGGCTCTTACGTGTTTATTCTGGCGCTGAACGTCTCAGCCCCCGTGGCTCGCGTGGGCGTCGGGCACTGGGCGCAGGACGGTCACCCATCCGGTGCTTTCGTCACGGGCACGCCAGGTGTCGGTCAGTGGGCCTGGAACGACTACGCCTATTCATACCTGGTGGCGCCGGCGCCCCTCATGCCCATGGTGGTCCTGCCCATCAACGTCACCGACATTACACAGTACTATTACATCGACCTCGAGACTCAGACGAACGCCCCCCTCGTCATCGGTGACGGCACGCTCGGCACGGAGATTCAGATTACAGACGTCAATCAATATCTCGCCCTCCCGACCAACCAGACCCTCGTCCTAGACACAATCAACATAGGGACCAACTGGTCATCCACGGGGTTTTTCACCCAGATTGCCCCAGTGAGCGTCTCGAACGCATTCACCTTTTTGACGACTGGAATTTACAACATTCGTGGGACGCTCGTCACCTCTGGGTCGAACATCTTCTCCGTGACTCTGAGCAACGCCACGGTTCCAAACATCCTCACATGGAACACGACCCAGAGCCGCAGCCCAACCATAAACTTCACCCTCCCCGTCCAGGTGACGAGTCTGACTGACCAGTACCGTATAAGCCTCCGCACGGACAACCCCGCGACTCTCACGGCCCAGTCCTGGTTTGCAGTCGAACAGATCGGCGTCCCGACGGGAACCACCCTACAACCAAACAGTTTCAAAAAGAATGGATTTTTATTCACCGCCAACACGTTCGCTCAAGTTTCAACCGGTCTGACTCCGGTAAATTTTAAACAAACCGTCTTGGCGTCTGGAACGTCTAGGCACATCAGCGTCACGAACGGTGGAAACATTCAATTTTCAAACGTAGGTGCGTACAAATTCCAGGCGTATTTCGAGACGGCCAACGCCTACGTCACCTCCGTGTCCCTCTTCCAGTCAAACAACGGAGACACGCGTCCAGCCACACCCCTTTACCAAGTCTCGAGCCCTTTGAACATCGGCACAATCGGACCGTACACCATCGACGTCGTGGCCCAGTGCAACGACCTGGCCAACGTGTTCTTCATGGATATTCAAACCATCAGCCCGGCCGGACTCTCCAACATCACGTCAAACGCCTTCATCACGGTCGTGGGCGTGACTGCCCCGACGCCCAACTCGTACCAGTACGTAGACTCGGTCGGCACATATCTCGTGGAGCGCGCCGAACTCAAGATTGGCGGTCAACTCATACAGACCCTGACGGGCGAAGCCATCGAGATTTTCAACGACCTCACGGTTCCTCAGGAAAATCAGCCAGGTCTCACGCTCCTCACGGGCAAGCTCGACACGAGTCAGTCGACGACGGACCGCATGTACTACGTCAACCTCCCGTTCTTCTTCTACGACGCGGCTGAACTCTCCGTGCCAATCTGCGCGCTGCCTCGTCAGGACATGGAGATTTACATAACATTCAAACCATTTTCGTCATTGATTGCGACGAGTTCCCTCGTGACTCAGACGACCGTCCAGGCGACAGTCATAGTAGAGTACGCGTACTTGTCAAACCCCGAGGTTGAATGGATGTCCAAGCACGTCCTCGACTATGTGATTACTCAGACGCAGTACGCGAGGTTCAATCTCGGCGAGAGCACGATCGTCGACCTCGACTTTCATGGACCTGTCCGTGAGCTCGCGTGCGTCGTCCAGGATTCGGCCGCCACCCCGTACGTCTACGTCTCCGACCCGGGCATGTCCGCCTCGCTCTCCTTCAACGGTGAAGACTTTTTCGACCCCGGAACTGTCGACTTTCAGTTTATGCACATCATCAACCCGCTCGAAAAGCACACGCGTCAGCCAAACAGGGTGGTCTACCTGTACTCTTTTGCGAGAAGGCCCCAGGACCCCAGACCGTCCGGCTCCATCAACATGAGCAGAATCAGGCAGAAGCGCTTCCAGATGAATCTTCCCGGAACGCCGTCGCTCGCCACGAAACAGCTCAGAATCCTGGCCACTTCATACAACGTCCTTCGCGTGTCGGACGGGCTCGCGGGTCTGCTCTACGACTAAAAACCGAGCTTCCTATTAGTAGATGGCCGGTCGCCAAGTCCTCGCAGCCCTAGGCCGTGCCGACGTCATTCTTTCAGGACAGCCTGAAATTACATTCTTTTTAGAACAATACAAAGCTCAGGGACTCTTTGCGTCTCGGGTCATTCGCGTATCCTTTGAGAACGAGCCCGTCTACGGGTCAGACAACACCGTCGAGATTCCGATGAACGGAGACCTCATCACAGCCATGTACGCTCGCTTCGACGTGACGTTCCCACCGGGCACAGCCATGTTCGACTCGGCCGGGAACCTCATGATTGAACGAGTCGAGCTGTACTCTGGGAACGACCTCATCGAGCGACTCTGGGGCGAGTTTATGACGCTCACGAACGATTGTGAAATTTCTGCCGGTCAGCAGCCGGGACTCGTCAGCATCGTGGGGGGGACGGCCCTCGCAGGAGCCAACGCGCCGCTGAACAGGTACACGGTTCCGCTCGGGTTCAAGTGTCTCCGGAAAGGCCTCCCCGTCGTCCCCGGGCTCAAGTTTCGAATCATCCTTAACCCCTCGTCTGTTTTCCAATCAACCGGAGCTGGGACGCCTAATCTTTCTTTTAAATTTCTTTCTGAATTTGTGTTTCTGAGCGAGAGTGAACGGACGATGATTCAGAACCGCGGGCCCGTCATACACCTGAGCGAGAGCGTCCAAAGGGCGCGATTTCTCGCACCGGTCGGCTCGTCAAACATTCGGTGCGTGACTGAGTTTCTCCATCCCGTCAAGGAGCTGTTCATGACGATCCAGAATCAAGGAACGGGCGGGACGGACTATACGCCCAGCCAGCTCCAGTCCATGGCGATGTATTTCAACGAGGCTCAGCGTCTCGACCCAGTCATAGGGACGTATCTGTTTCTCGGATCTCAACAATTCTTAGAGTATCATACCCGCGTTCCATCCAGACCCTTCTACATGTACTCGTTCTCGCTCGACCCAGAGGGGGCGACACCCTCGGGGGCGGTAAATTTTGGAAGAATCAAGAATCAATACTTTGATTTCTTTATGAACCCAGGAACGTCAGCCAGAGTCGTCACCATTTGGGCACGGTACTACCAGTTTCTCGAGGTGAATGGATTCAAGACGCTCAGGGTTCTGTTTGACAATACAGGCGAGAATGGAACGAGTGCGATTTTATCGTAGAAAATCAAACTCGGCACGTCTCAGAATGGAAAAGGCGGCTATGGAGCTCTTTCTTCCGTGCATGGAGACGGCGATGGTCATAGCGGGGCACTACGCCAAGTCGTGCGGGCGGGACACGGTGGTTTCTCAGGATGTTCGGTACGGGCTGATGTTTGCAGCCAGGCACGTGCTGGGAAAACAGATTGGGACTATGTTCCCAGAGGCTTACGAGGAGGACGAGGAGGACGAGGAGGACGAGGAGGACGAGGAGGACGAGGAGGACGAGGAGGACGAGGAGGACGAG